ACGGGTATCTAACCTTGCTCTTTCCTTCCGCAACGGCTTTGTCCTGCTCCTCTTGGCTCCTATGTCCGCAGATAACTGTACAGTCATAGTGCTTGATCACTGCATTGAAGAGCCGCTGCAAGTCAGGTTGGGCTTGGCTGAGGTTTGATTTTGATCTTGTGCTAAAAGACGGCATAAATCCTCCACGATTTTATTGTGTTCTTCGATTATCTTGGCTGCCCATAAAGGGGTGTCAGCAAAGCCTATATGATACCCGTCCGCAGCCTCTATCGCGTCGGATACGCTGCCTAAGTGCCAATACTGGTGCATGATGGGTCAACCTTTGAAACAGTTGATTAGGAAGTCAACCTTTTCTTTGACAGCAAGGTAAATGGCACCAGTCCGATCACGAAGGTATTGTAGCGCCGACCCAACTCTACCGGTCAAAATGTCATACACGAGCACTGCAAAGACGATGAGGATCGTTACGATAATGTAATTTAGCATTATTTTTTACCTGTTTTGATTGTTGCGCCTATCTTTTCGGCACCTCGTGAGCCAAAGTAAAAGCCTATGGCCGCGAGGTCGAGGTTGGTTAGCAGCCCAATCCACGGGTCGATCATAGTGGACTTGTCGGTAGGCAAAATGAAGATCGTGAGGTACGCCAGAAGCACGGTTGCCGCAATGAGGAAGATGAGTACCATAGGCCGGACATTCTTTGACAGCCAGCTATCTGATTGCATATCGTTAGCCTGCCGTTTCGTCAGCTCCTGCTCATACGCGACAAGATGCGCATCCGCTTTTGCGAGCTGGTCACTTACAATGCGGGTAGCCTCGTTCTGGAGAGCCAGTCGCTCTTTATCCGTGGTATTCGTCCCCTTGATAAGGTCAGACACGCCGGAGAGGATACCGCCGCCCAAGCCGTTGATAATATCTTTTAAGATCATTTGCCGGGTTTCCAGTCAATTTTATTGTTAATCGTGTCGAGTTTTGTAAATAGGCGGTCCGCAACGCGGTTAAAATCGTCCTTGCGGAGGTAGTCTTTGGCCACCTCTTCGCGGAAGGCCGTAAGGTCCGCGAAAAGACCGCGCAAGAGGGTGATCACAAGCGTCACCACGAGGAGCGCCATAGTTGTCAGGGCCCCGCTAGCCCAGTTGAAAAGTACTTGATAGTCCATAGTATCCGTCTATCCGTCGTTTGGTAAGAGTTTATTGCGCGATTCCTGCGCTTCAGCTTCGTTAGAGAGCTTGTTTACCATGATGGTGCCCTTTCGGGTGTTATTGATTTAACAATTTCACCGGCAAACAACTCAACCGCGCAGAGTCCGGTACTCACGGCCATGCTACCAACCTCAGATCAGTAAATGTGCCGCCGGTGATCCGTGCAGCGTACTCACCCTCGGTTGCGATGAGCTCCGCGCGGCGGGCTCCTATGGCCTGGTAAGCATCTACAACATCGATGAGCGGGTGACTTGCGTGAAATGCGTTGTCTGAGTCTTTCCAGCTTTCAAACTCCGTTCGCCCAGCATAATCCATAAAAGCGATTGCCTCTTGCAGCGCCTGGCGGTTGCTGGGGTCGCCTGCGTATCGGACACCGTTGATAACTACCCCTTGGCGCTCTTGCTCTTTGCGTGCGGCTGTTAGTTGGCGTAGGATTTGCTCAGTCGTGGGCGCCATCATAGCCGCCAAGTCTTCATCGCTGATCGGAACTAAGCCTTCTTTGATGAAAGCATCCTGTGAGCCATCTGACTCGTAGGCGTAGATTTCGCGTGTGGATTTATCAATGTAATTTTTCATAATTTGTTCCTTTATCGAAGTTCAACCCAAGACACAAGGATGTTAGGGCTATAATCGGACTTGTATGTGCTCCCATCAGGAATAATAAAAGTAAAGGGTGGTTCACCCAGACCCACGTCAGAGATGTAAATTACTCTAGTTGCACCAACAAAAGCAGTAAGGCCATCGGTAGTCTGAGCGTCTCTTACATTTACGACTGCGGTAATGGGTTTGCCCGTGGAGTTCGTGTATGTAACGCCAGACACCCTTGAAGATGTAACATCCTGCCAAGTCTGCCCAACACCAATTTCGCTTAGCGTCTGATCGCCCGTATTCGTTCCGCTTAGGTTGGTGGCGGATATGTCGCCTGAAAAAGTCTGCCCGGAGATAGCGGCTTTGTCGTCAAGTAGGTTGTTAACCTCCGTCTCGGTGTAGGTCGTGGCTTGGTCTGCTTTGTCGTCAAGTAGGTTGTTAACCTCCGTCTCGGTGTAGGTCGTGGCTTTGTCCGCCTTGTCGTCAAGTAGGTTGTTAACCTCCGTCTCGGTGTAGGTCGTGGCCTTGTCCGCCTTGTCGTCAAGTAGGTTGTTAACCTCCGTCTCGGTGTAGGTTGTGGCTTGATCAGCTTTAGCGTCTACTTTCGTCTGCGTTGGTATCAGCGCCCAGTTGACCCCGCCCTCAGTATCGGGGTCGTAACTTCCGTCGCCGCCAGACTTCAACTGGTATATTCCCGCGTCAGTAGTGACCACAGACCCGGCATAATACTCTTGACCCGCGTTCCATTCCGCAATCCCGCGCTGATGAAGATAAGAAATTAACTGACCGAGAGTAAAACCCAGACCGTTGAAATGCTGTTTTGTAGGATTTGACTCAACGCCAATGACCCCCCAGCCGCGCAACAGGTCCAGTGTAATATTTGCGTCCAAAGAATCAGACTGCGCAGTATCCCCAAAAATTGTGCGTTCGGTTCCGGTGGCTTCGCTGGCAAACGCTTTTAAGTTGCCGGTATATCTGGTTATCTTTGACATTTTTTAATTCTCCTTTGGCTATTCGTTTACTGTAATGTACCGGACCCCTTGAGGTTTTGGGATAAGTGACATCTTTAAAAGTGCGTCAAGTTTGCTGCTGCTAAAGACTGACGAAACATGCAAAGTCAAGGTCATGTCATGATTATCTGTAACGTAGGCCAGTCCGCCAAAAATATTAATAACCGCGTCTTGAATAGATAATGAGTCGTCTGACACCAAATAAGGTGAGGATATATTTTTCTTTATTTTTGCGCGGATGAATAGCCTGTACGCATTGTCATCAAGAACTAACTCTGTTGATTCAGACTCAAATAGGTCTTGGAATGGAGCGCGATCGTTGAGCGGGGAAAAAAGATCATCAAACCCGCGAGAGTTTGGGTTTTCATCAAATCCAAACGCTATTTTTGGGACTGCATAGGGGATGGCTCTTCCTATCCCAACAATGCGACCTATAATATCAAGCCGATCTCCGGTTGCGGAGTCAAGGTCAAACGCATTTTCAAAAGATGACAGCCAAACGAAAGACCTTCTCCAAGACGACGCTTTCATTGCTATCTCGGCGTAAGCTTTGGGCTTCTCCCAATATTGTTTTATTAGGAGGTTGATGTATTCAGATTCAAAGGTCACGACGGGACAACCTCCGTAACAGTAACGTCATCGGAATCAATGCTGAATTTTTCATTCAACGCTGCCAATAAAATCCCGCCAGTCCACGTTGTCCCGGCGTCCCTGCTGATTTCAAGGTTGGTAGGAAAGAAGTTTTCGCCTGAGTTAAAAGCAAGGCTGTATAAAGCATTAGTTTTCAGATTGATGCCTATGTTGAATTTCTTTGTCGCGATTTCCTGTCTGATACTCTCGTCGTCTATCGGCAGATTTACGTCAACAAAAGTAGCATCCAGGCGCACAAGAACGGGCACATCAACCGGGCGATCGAATGTCATGCTGTGAACAATGGTAAAAGTTGATCCGTCTGGCCTCAGAACTGATTCGTTAAAGGTACCAGTTACCGCGCCGACCATCCCCTTGCCGCCAGTTTTGTTTTTAGTCATCGATTCGACAATATCCGCCACCGCGCCGCCCTCAACCACAACCCATAAGCTGTGCGCCGGGATGCCGTCTGCGTCTGTGTCATCCGTGTCGTTTTCGTACACGGCCACATCGGTGACGTTTGGCAGGTTTGCCAGAGCCGTGAACATTCTTCCGGTGCTGGATGATTGCGGAGTTTCGAGTGATCTATTTCTCCGAACGCGAAGCTCTTGATCAGTTTCCTCGTCGATGCCAACCACGGCAGCCAGGGGGTTTGTGACCGACAGCACCCCGATAACAACTGTCACTGGGTTGACTACTGTGGTAGGGTCAGCCTCAACCGCCCCAAAATCTTCCGCAAAAAGTGTTACGGTTGTTTCGCCTGGCGGGATATCAATAGCATTGAGCGTAGTCCACGACTGCCCTAAATCATCCTCGACGGCGTAATCTTCCGGCAGTGTCAGCGGTCTATCGGTAACAATGGAGACATCTACCTGTGACCGTGTGGCGGGCCTGCGCGTAATGCCGGACAGTTTAATGATGCTGTTGAGGGACTGGCCGAGTGCAAAATCAGGATCGCGTTGGTTGTATTCAAGTGCTCCGAATGATTGAGCATCAAGAACAAGTTGCGCCTCGATTGCTACCCTCTGGCCATCTGGGCTGTCGGGGTCAAGGTTGATGTCTTCGCCATAAATAGACCGATAGCCCGCTGCCAGCTCGTCATAAATTTCCTGGAAAGTCTGAACCTGTATTCCGTCAGGCGTGAATTTTGGAAGCGTCATGCTGTGAACTCCATTGTCTGAGGGTTAGACGCGCCGAAAACGTCTGTATATCTGATGCGGATTGTAACACCTCGGTCGCTGTCGCGTCCAATGATTTTAAGTTCCTGGATTGACAGGACTCCCTCGGTCTGCATGACAGTAGATTCAACAGATCGAAGAATCCGCTTTTCTGTCCCCAAGTTACCGAGTAATTTCAGCCAATCAATCCCGATCTCGGTGTCAAGATACCAATCTCCAAGGAACGACCGAAGCCGCGTTAGGATATTCTGTGCAATGGCATCCGCGTTGCGTTTATAAACAGCTCGACCCTTGCCAAATCTCCAATCACGGTTGCTGTCTAGTCCTGAAACTCTCATTGTGGCCCTCCTGTGGTTCCACCGCTATCTCCCGGGTGGGTGTGAGTGCTAAGGCTGATGCCACTGGCAACAACATCAGCTGTAGTCTCTATAGATACGCTAGCCGTCATCGCACCACCAGCCAATCCGGTATAATTACCCGCTGCGATTGTTCCCAGGCATGTTATATTTCCTGTAACCGTTACGTTACCGTCTACATGTAAATCTCCGATTATCGTCTGGTTCCCCGTCTGCGTCCGGTCCCCCTGGTGGGTATGATCCCCGTCAGCGTTAGCGTCTCCCGTCTGCTGGATAACGCTCGGGATGGTAAGCGCCCCGGCTGTCGGGTTGATGCCGACAATGGCAATTCCGTCGCTGTAGTCGTGCATCCGAAACTCTGCCGGGTCTTGGAAATCTGACCCGGAATACCATCGATCAAAACACCGCTCAGTCAATACCAGCAAGCAATAATCGCCCACGGCAATCGGGTGCGCTGTATAACTCCCACCCCCCTGCATAAAAAGAGGTGGTACTTTTGTAAATTGTGGAAGTGTTATCGACTTGCCGTCAACCACACGGTTAATAACAGGCTGCACGCTAATCGTTTTTGCTTGCACCGCCGTAACCTTGGCAATGGTAGCAGTGTGCAAATTCGACAGTGCCTCGCCGATTGCATCAGCTATTATATCGGTTAATCGGAGTTTTTCCTTCATAGCGTTTTAGCCTCCGCGGCCAGGGTGCCGGTGCATGTCTGCGTCCATGCGTCTCCGTAATTGTCCCCGCTGTATGAGATTGTTTCAATGCGGTATATCCCGTCCAAGTGTGGGGCTGTGGCGCTCTTGAGGCTCGCAAGCCCTCCGATTTTTACAGTCGGATTCATCAGCGTTTCAAAAGTCACCAGACTGCTGTCCCGTGTGGGTGTACTTATCAGGCCAGTTTCGGCACTCACAACCGGTTTTAGCCCGCTCGTAACCTCAGTATCTTTGATAACAAAAAGCTGCTCATTGTCAATGTACCACGTTTCGCCCGGCCCTACCATGTCATCGATTAAACGGGCGCTGTTGCCGACTAAAACCTTGGGCCGGGTGAGTACGGGGCGATCTGTTATTTTTCCGGTTTCGGTATTTGGCATATCTTCCAAAGCGGCATCTATCGCCCTGCGCCCACCCTCGACCGTGCGGGCCGTAAAGCTGTGCAGGAAATCTTCCCCACCGTCAAGACATTCGAGGGATGTTAAAAGGTCAGGGCCTTGTCGTGAGTTACTGCCGGTGTGGACGGTGCCTTTGAATATTAGCTCGATACGATCCTGATAGCCCACTGATAGACCGATAGGCATTATCTTCCGCTGCTCGGCATCTTTGACAAGAGATAACCGTTTATTCTCAGATAGGTTTGTTATTTGTATGTTCATTTTATTCAGACCGCCGTGAATAGACTTTGTAACCTCGAAAACAATCTGCATCGGTGGTTTTATTACCACATTCCGGCCATCGGTGGTGATGACTAAAACATAATTCCTGCTAAATCTTGGAGTGGTCATCAGAACTGCACCTCCACGCCACGGAGCTGCTCCATATCCGCCGCCTCCAGCATGTAAATTTCACAGCGGGCGGAGCTGAAATCCTGCCGCTTGAATGGGTCAATGCCGTTACCGCTGCGGTCAACACAGACAAAATCAAATGGCTGGTTTTGGCTTATCATGTGCAACACGCCGACGGATAACTTCAGACCGTAAACCTTCTTATCACCAAACTCCGCATCAAACATCCATATTTGTGTGCGCGGATAGAATCTCAATGTAAAAATGATCTCCGACTTTTCAAAAAGGATCGTATGGCGCTGGATAGGCTCATCTGTTATGTTTTGCAGTCGTCTCATTTTACCCTCCTCCGAAAAGGCTAAAGAGAAAAGATTCTTTCGTGCTCACTTCCTCACCTTCCTGCGTCCCTTTGTCAGTTTCCCCGTCTGTCTGCCCAGCCGTGGCAATGGCTGCGTTCTGAGCGGCAATGGATGCGTTCTGAGCGGCGCTGGTTGCCATTGAAAAGGTATCAGCCGTTCTGATCTCTTGCGCTTCGAGGTTAAAACTGATCGCTCGGTTTTGATTGTCACGTGTGATCTCAAGAGATGTAATATACATATTCGCAAAAGACCCCAAAGAAGAACTTATCTTTATCCTCTTGTCAGATGCCTGCAATCCCTTCATTGCGGCAAGAAAACTCTCGATATTGCTTGTCGTTTCTTTGTCTTGATTGCCGAGGTATTTTGCCGCACCCTGCGTTGCTGAGATTAGCGCATCGGCTTTATCCATTGCGCTCGTGAAGTCATTGACCAAACCTGAAACACGGCTTAACTGTGCTTGAGTTCTGGCAGGGGCATACTGCGTGATTTTTCCGATCTGCGCTTGAGCTTCCCGCAATATCGAGACCGGTGCGCTTGGCAGCACAAAAAGGTCAGAGACATTGCCCTCGATGCTTATGGTTTTTGGCTCGCGAATGATGTGGTCATTAACGTGGGTTCCGTTTTCAAGATATGTGACCGGGACGGATGCGCTGCGCTTGAATTTTTCGCTTATCTGCGCAAAGGCCGTAAAGCCGCCAATGCCGACCTCTTCGCCGTCCTTGCCGTCGTGCTCATACTGCCCGTTAATGTAGTCACGGATGCCGCTGGTGTTTTTTGCGTAGTCTGTCAAGTCTCCGATTATCGCCATTACATGCCCCCTCTGCGGCTTTGAGTTTTGGCATCATCTAACTGCCGCTGTAGTCCGTCGGACGCGGCTTTGCCTGCTCTCTCTGGGTCAGACGTGCGGATTTCCATATTTACGGTCTGCTCCACGCGGCTCGATGCTCCGCCGACGTTTGTTACTGCTCCGCCTGGTTGCATGGCCTGTGACTTTGCTATCATGTCTTCGCCGCCGAAAAGCCCACCGACCCAGTTGCCCACGTCGCCCGCTATACCCGCAGCGGCTGATACCGCATCGCCGGCTCCGCCGATAAGTTTTACGACCCAGTCCGGCAGGATGTCCAAAGCCTTTTGCTTCAGCCAATCGAACACTCCCCCAAAAATACTCCTAAATCCTTCGGCCCACAAGTCGATTATTTCCATGAAGCCTTCGCCAATTTTACCAAATACGCTTCTGAATGCTTCAGCCCAAGAGTCGATTGTTTCCATGAAGCCTTCGCCAATTTTATCAAAACCCTCCGCAAAATTACCGGACAGAATATCACCAATTCCCGAGAATATTTTTACAATTCCGCTAACCACTCCAGTAACTAACTCTGTTACGACTTTAAATGCTTCTTTGAATCCTGACACTATCGTTTTCAGAACCGGCTGAATGTCGAAACCAAGAAGCTCTTGGAAGAGGTTTGCAATAACCGAATTTCCACCCTGAAACGCGACTATCAAATCATCGAGGATTAACAGCGCAGCAAGGATTCCAGCAGCTGGAGAAAACACAAGCCCGAGAGCCGTAGCAAATCCCGCTGTTCCGATGGTCGCGACAGCAAAAGCTGCGCCAGTAGCCAAGATAAAAGGCGCCAGTCTTTTGAGCGCGTCAACCAAGTCGACGACAAGCTCTACCGTTGCCTCCACGCCCTCGACAATCCACTCCTGGTTTTCGGCGAGCAAATCGCTGAAGGATTCAGCCAAGTCTTCAAGCTCCGGCACAATAGCAACTGCGATCTTGTTTTTTAACCCGCTCATTGCCGCATCCATCTCAGCAATTGATTCGTTATATTCTTTCAGCCCTTTTATATCTTCTGGGGATAGCGTGATACCCAGGTCACGAGCGCGTTGCTTGAGCTTCTCTGTCTCCGCGCTGGTCTGGCGGAGCATGGAAATCAGGCTTGAATCAATACCAAGCGCCTCGGCATAGCCTTGTTGTTCGGCCATAGACAGCCCAAGGCGTTTAAAGCTGTTGCCGACCTCGCCCAGGATTGTATCAGTGCTTTTTACGTGGCCATTTGCATTGCGAACGCTAATACCGAGCCGGGAGAAATCCTCGCTGCCCTTCTGTGCTGCTTCGCCTATCTTTGCGCCTAGCCCGCTAAGGGATGACTCGAGCGCTTGGGCGGATGACCCGGACTGCTCTGCTACGAAGGATAGCTCCTGAATTGACGCGACAGCCACGCCTGTCTGTTCGCTGAGATCGAAGAGAGGTTGGAGGGATTGACTTACCCCGGACGCCCACTTAGCGACCGCAAAAGCCGCCATTCCGAGTGCAGCGCCCATCGCGCCGAGAAGTTTGACGCTTTTGCCAAGAGAGCTGTTGTAGTCTTTGAGGGGGGAGGTTGATCCCTCGAACGAAAATTTTGTGATCAACTCTGTGACCTGTGCCATTATCTCTCCCTATGTGCTTGTTCCATCCGGTATTGTTCAATCGCGGAGGTAATTTCTTGATACTCGACTGCGTCAAGGAAGTCTTGCGTGTCCATCTTCCTTACCTGGATCAGTGTCCCGTAGCCATACCGCACCAAAGCATGTTCAATCATAACCTCATTGGAAAGGTTACTGTATGCAATAAGGCTCGGTTCAGACAGGGGCGTGGGAACCTTTAGCCGCCACTGCCTCCGCCCAAAAAAGGATACGATATAGCACCAAGCATGGTGGTGATGAAGATAACATAATCCTCTGGCTGATCATCCCAAATGTTGGGTAGTTTGCTGATCTGCGCACCCTCGAAAAGAACGGTATCCATGATAACTTTTTCCACTGGCTCAAACTCCGCCGAGTCGAGGAAAGAAAAGTCGCCGTTCTGTATCTCACGCTGCTTTTTGGTGAAGAACGCAAAGACACGACGCCGCTGTTTATGCGTCATTTTAGTCAGCGTGTACTCGCGCCCGCTCGGTAGCGTTGCCGACTGATCATCATGCACTGCTTTGAGCATTGAAAGTGCTTGCGTTCTTTCTGATTGTGGTTCTTCGGTCATATTGTTCACCATTTCTTACAGGTTGCGGGATGCGTTGCGGAAGCGAAGCACGTACTCCTGTACAGCGTTGCCGTCAGTGCCTGATTTTGTGCTGGTCGGCTGAGTCGTTACGCTGCCAAGCTCCAAGCTCCAAGACTCAACACCATCAGTCCCGTCGCGGGTAAAGTTTTCCTTCAGGCTCCCGTTGATAACAACTGGGGGCGACTGCCGGAGCAAGTTATTCAAAAATCCGTCCGAAGCGCTGTAACGCTGAACTCTTAGCGCCAGGTCATGAACGCCGCGATCCGAACGCTCGCAGATATTTACACCGCCGTTAGTGCTGTTGATATGCGATGTGGCCGGATTGGCCGGGGTCAGGACTATGTAATCCCCCTCTGCCAAATCAAGAATTGCCGTGCCGTTAAGAACTACGGTGGTGCTGTCTGCTGCTAAAGCTATTCCTGCCATGATTTTATCTCCTGTGTTTATATCTTATTAACGATTAATCATCACGATAAGGTCAACCGAATGTACGGCTCCCGCCATTTTTACAGCTCCCTGCAAAACTGGGCTTTCTCTTGCCTCTCGTGAGTTCTGAGCCTGGTCAGCCAAAGAGCCGGCCAGCCAATAGAATCCATTATTCAGAATGCTCTGCTCGAAGGTCTCACGGCTGCCGAAGTAATCAGGGCTCGACCATGTTCCCGGTGCGGCGACCCCTGCACGGACGAACTGCCGGCTTGTTTTCTCGGCCTGGTCGATCAGCTGATTAACGCCGCGCCGGGTCTGCGGAATCTTCGTGCTGGTTTGTTTGAGCAGGTTGTACATGTCGATTTGCAAGAAATCAACGAAAGCTATCAGGTTGTATCTTTCGTCAGTGAAATTGTTAGCACCGCTGGTCAAGATAGCTGGTGTCAGTTTGATCGTGGTGTACAAATCAAGTCCAACGGTCTTTGCGTTGTTGACTTCCGTCTGCGTGTAGTCCTCAGCTGCGACCGAAAGTTCCTTGAGGTGCATTGTCAGAGCGGAATTTTCAGCGGCGAAATTAACCGTGTGCGCCCGCGCCATGTATGACGCTGCAAGTTTTCTGTTTCCTGCCTTGCTGTATAACATCCGATAATTTGTCATGCCCGACAGTTTGATATCCCAGACCACGTTTTCCGTGTCTACCTCCAGGTTTGAGGGTTCATCGAAAACATCATACTGAAGCACATCATTTGCCTGGCCCCATTCTGCAAGCGTCTTAGACTCTTCGTCCGTTGGGTTGTCGATGAACATTGCGCCTCGGAACTTCACCTGTGAAAACAGCTCTGCGATACCCGCAAGTTTGGTTTCTGCTGTAAGGTTTTCAGCCACCGCGCCCTGGGTGAGAAATCCGCCCGAGCCGGTTGTCAGAGCCAAAGTCTGGCCGATGAAAGTGCCTGTACCAGGGTCGCTTGCAAACGTGATGGTGCTCTCATCGCCGGTGGTTGCGCCGGTGGTCGAGCTGGTAATGACAATGCGCTGATCGACTACCGCTGCCGTTCCACCAGTCAGCTTTGCGTCGATAACGGCCGCAATTTCATCCAGCGTAGTAGTCGCCCGGAAGTCCATGGCCGTCAGGCTTTTGGATCCGCTGTCAATAGTAATATCAAGCGTTCCGTCTGCTACCTGCTGAAGTGCGCTAACCACGGTAGCTTCTGACAACTGAGCACCGTTTAGGCTTGCTGCTGTTGCTGCAACATCCTCAGCTGCACCACGCCAATAACCCATGACCAGAAACCCGCCGGCGTTTGTTGCGTTGGGCTGGGTGCCGAAGAACGACATAGCGAAATCATACGCCTGACTTGCTGTTCCAAAATCAGCCGCCACGCTTGCCGCCTCGGAATAAATACGATACCGGCTGGCGGACGAAATCGGGCCCTGCTGCTCGCTGGTAATCATTGCGACGACATTCGGATTGTCTGCCATCGCAAGGGCACCGCCTTGGAGCAAGGTGACCGTTACAACATTTTTAATACTTACGCTCATGGGTTTATCTCCGATTTATAGTTAAATTTCTTTTTTTCGAGCTTATCACAGCCTTACAATCTCCCGCAGAGTTAGCCCCAGCACTGCGATATGATCCTGCGCTCTTTCTGCGCTACCGCCGAGGACTACCGCTATTACGTCAGGGGTAGCGATACCTCCGTTAATTTGTAAGATGGCCTGCGCTCGTGTAGCGGCCTCCAGGTCTACACCGGGCGCGTGGTCAGGTGCTTGTAAAGGCTGGCTTGCCTTTTCTGCAAACACGGGCTTGGCTACCGTTGCACACACGGCGTACAAGTTGCCCTCATCGTCCTGATAAGTTGCTGCGCCGAATGTCTGATCGTCTGCGCTGGATTCACCGAGGCATAGAGCCAGTTGATTAGCGTCAGGGATGTGGGCGGCTGGGGTGGCTATTGTGGCGCGTTGTTTATATTCTGTGGTCATCTTAATATCCTCCTCTGACTTTTACTGTCCAGCCGCGTGAGCGTAGGGTGTCGATTGCCGGTCGCCCTGTATCTATAGAGGGTGCATAGCCTCCTGACTGATCAAATACTCGTGTTCCTGCTGCGATTCCTGACGCGACGAGAGAGACCAGGATGCCGTCTATGCTGGTTTGGTCTAGTGCTGTTCCACTGAAAGCGTTTGAGAAGTTACCTCCTTTAATACGGTCAAAAGCGTTGGCTGGGAAGCTGGTCAGTGATGAGCAGCCATACCACGAGTAGCCAAAACTAGTGCCTCTGGATGTATCGATTAAAGGGAAGCTGGTTAGTGATGAGCAGCCATACCACGCGACAGAAAAATTTTCCCCCATGGAAGTATCGATTAATGGAAACTCAGTAATCTCAGAACGGAGCCTCCAAAAACTAGTAAAATCAACCACAGCCCCGTAGCTTGCCACAGCCCCCTTCCCCACAAAGTATGCTTCAGCGCCCGCTTTCTCTCCTGCACTCAAAGCCCCGTCCCGAAAAACTACTCCGACAATAGCAGTGCCGGGTAAGTATTTACCGCCGAGGTTATAAGCCCCTGCCGGAATACTTACACCATAGCTTGCCGTGCCTTGATCAGTAGCCAGCACCATCGTACCAATCCAGCCACCGGCGGGAACTGTGATAACAAGCGCATCGTCAACTTTATCATACGATAGTCGCGAAGGTGCCACGTTATAAACAGGGCGGCTTGCGCTGACAGATTGCGCTGCGTTTACTTCGTTGCCGGATTTGTCTACTGCCAACCCGACAGGGTCACCGCCAGCCGTAACAGCCGTTGTGCCTGCGGCGTCTTGAAACAGCGTAGATAGGTCGCTGGGGTCATACCATGCGCCTTGCTCGCCTAGAAAGAATAAATCCTCCGGATTAAATATCCTTGCGGCCAACGACCTTCCCAGTGATAGCCCGAAGTTAAGCAAAGTGGAAACTCCCGGAGGTAACCGCCACCGCCTCAGCTTCCACCATTGAGAAGTCGTCTCCGGCAATAAAGCTAACAACGGTTGTGCTGGTGTCGGGCCATGTGAGCGTTAGTGACCCATCAGCGACGCAGTGAGCAATCAGCGGGCGCTTCCCGTTTGTGGGGTCTGTGACGGTTCCGGTTGTTATGTCGATCAGTCCTTTCCGAAGCGGAAAGACCTGAGCGGCACCGCCTGAAGAGGCTGGGAGCATTCTGAGTTGTTGGGCCATGTTAGTTCTCCATTCCTGTTTCAGTTCTCAATTCTGTGATTGCTGTATCGATCCGCAGTGTATCAACATCCGCAGACGTTGAATATCTAACATTCAATGTGATTTCTTGCCGTTCGCCGTATTGCTGCCCTGTGAGCATCTTAACATCTGTCAACCCTGACGCCTGATACACCCCAATGCCCAACGATTCTTGCAGCTCAAGGGCTTTTTGCGATTGAATCAACAGGGCAAAGGTTGTGGCCGTGCTCCATGCGTCGTCTCCATAAAAAGAAACAGTGACAGGTGCCTGCCATTGCTGCTGATATGTCATCTGCTCAAGAGTGCCGTCGTATTTCTCGCCGCTTGCCAATCTTCTTGCCGCGCCAAGGGAATCAACGCCTATATATCCGATAGTAAAATCTGTTATGTCGTAATTCTGCCGGCCTATGCGTATCAACTGCTCATCGTATGTCAGCAGGTCGCGAATAAATATGGCCGTCAGTCTGAGAGATTCGTTCATGTGACCACCTCCACTAAAGGTCGCTTAGTCTCAGCCGCCACCACCTCAGTGTAACCATATCCGCGCCATGGGCCTCGGTCAGTCACTTTATAGTCGCGCC